ATCTCTGGTGTGTAATCAGTTGTCTCAACCAATGTCTCTGGTGAGATATTGTATTGCATCATCAAGTGTGGGTACAAAGAGTTCAAGTCAAATGATGCAACCCAATTGTGTAAACCAACTTGTGGTACTTTAACATAGGCACCTTCAAATGCAGCCGACTTATGTTTTTCTTCTTTTGGTGGTATAACAATGTTCTTATCTAACAAGTAATTGTAGATTAGTGCGTCCCACATCCTTGTTTGTGCAAAGATATCTTCAAAGTTTGTTTTAGTATCATATGCCAAAGTCAAACCAAGTTCAATCAGTTTCAGTTTGTTCTCAAGTTTAAAAATCAAATCAACGTCTTTGATGTTATACTCAATAAACTTTTGATGGTTCAATCGGTACAATGCATGAAGGTTATCAAACTCATCATAAGAGATTTTACCTTCACCGAGTTCTACTTGTGCAATAGCATCAAGTCGATAGGACTCTTGTGATTTACCACTTGGCGCATACCATCTGTATAATTCAATATAGTCTAGTGTAGATACACCAACGAATTCATATGCAATCAACTCTCGGTTGTTTACGACAGCCTTACGACTACTAATGAAATTCCACGGTGATAGTTTTCGTGTATCTTCTTCGCCAAGAATCTTATTGAAACGATTTACAAGATATGGGATATCAAAGAACTTAATGTTCCATCCTGAAATTACATCAGGACAATTCTCTTCCCAAAATCGTAGAAACTTTTTACATAGTTGAAACTCATCGTCACATTTAACATAAGTTTCATCACCACGCAACTCATAGTCACCACAACCAAACACAACTGTTTGGCCATTTAGATACTTAATACAAATTGCGGTGATAGGTTCTGTTGCAAGATATGGGTCAGGGAATCCGTTTTCAGAACCAACCTCAATATCAATTACTGCAATAGATAAATCTTCAATCTTCCAGTCAACCATACCTTTTTGTTCATCAGCGATAAACGCATAGGCATAACTGTTGTTACCATAGATTCTAAAATTCTCAACACCTTCGTAACGCTTGACAAAATCTCTAGCCTCACGGATAGATTCAAACTTCATTGGTTCAAGGTGCTCACCATCTAATGATGTGAACTTGGTCTGTTTTTTGGAAGGCAAAAACAAAGTCGGCGTGTAAGCAATTTTCAACTTAACACGCCGGCCTTCTTTTACTCCACGATAAAGAATATTGTTGCCAACAGAGGCAACATTTGTGTAGTATTTACTCATTCATATATTATATCAGAATTTCGGAATGGAAGAGGCAATTTGAATGCCAGAACCAAAGACTTGATTATATTGATTTGCTAATTCAACCATTGGTGTGGTGATACATTGCACATTATCTTTAGGTAGAGTAATACCTGTTTTGAATTCTTCGGCAAACTCTAAGAACGGAGAAAATCCCATCATCGGACCTTCTTTGGTTGGTTGTACGATAACCTGTACTGTTTGTTTTAGTGTAATGTGTGAATCAGTTTCACTTACAACTTCACCGATTACGGTCTGATTTGTTTTGAATGTTACTAGTTTTAGTGTCATAATGTTTAATTTCTATAATTGAATTAATTGGTTGTTTAATAGAAAACTCTGTTGCTTCTTGCAAGTTATCAAACTCTTTAGAAGCAACGGCATTTGAATTGTTAAAATAATAAGTTACTCTATACATGGACTTTCGTATCTCCAGGCAGAACGCCAATTGTAATCCATCGTTTAGGGAAGAGCATCTCTCTTCCACGATAGTCATTCATATCAGCGGTTGGGTCTTGAACCCAACCAAGAACCTCAACCATGTTATCGAAATCCCTCAAGTAGAGGTCATAACGGTCTGCTCTAGGCAAACGATTGTCGATAGCTAGTCTCTTGGCAATTTCACGAATGTTCATATTCTCTTTCATATTAAAAACAAGTTGTATTATATCAGATTTCTTTGTTGAGCGCAAGTCTTTTACAGGTAAACTTGCTGAAGTCAGGTTTCTTCCACCCATCAGGTTTCAAAACTTTGCCGTCATCACGTTTAATAACTTTACCTGTAACTTTATCAATCTTGGCAAGGTTGCTCTTCGCACCTTCGTCCCATGCACCTTCAACATCATAACCTTTTGATAACATATAACCAATAATCACCCACATCATATCGAAGCAAGCATCCAAAGTTTCAACATCATCTTTTTCATTTCTTGCTTTGATGAACTCATTATATTCTTCATTGATTAGACGATGATATAGTTGTGCCTGTTCTTCATTGTTAGTGTTTAATGTTTGACCAGAAGCCAACATAAACATTTGAACATCAGTAAAAGTTTTACTCATCTTTGTTACTCACTCGTTTATTCATCTCTGATTGATAAGTGCGTTGTCGCAATTCAGAAGAACTGAATCGGTGTGAACGGGAGTTGTACCAAATTTTGATACCACGTTCATCACAGATTTGTTTACCTGTAAAATCTTTGTCTTTATATTCTTCACCAATAATGCGAACACTAATAGGCAAGAACATCAACATATCTTCAAGGTCTTTCTCTGTATCATACACGATAATTTGGTCTACAAATTTAACCGCGGAGAGTTGAACATACCTTTCAACGACAGATTGAACAGGTTTGTTTTTAGTTCCTGGTCTATCAATTGTTGGGTCACTTTGAACACCAACAATCAAATAGTCACAGATATTTTTACACTCAGCAAGCATTAGAATATGCCCAGCATGAAGTAAATCAAAAGTTGAACAGGTAAAACCTACAGGTTTACCTATCATATTATCAGGTAGCACTAACATAATTAATCCTTAAATAAATCTGGATGTTTGGTAATATTTCTCAAATGTACTGCGCCATCCTTCATGGATATACTTAGTACATCATCAACTTTCCACCCAAGGTCTTGTATCATTTCTTCCGAGAATTGTAATATTGCATCACCATTCTCACAAATCTCAACTACTTCTGCACTATAGTTTTTCAATTGTTACTCCTGCTTTTTCCAAGAATTGTATGCCATCTTCGTTACGATAACTATTGCGATAGTAAACAGTATTGATACCAGATTGGTAAACCAATTTGGCACAGTCCAAGCAAGGTGCATGAGTAATAAACATACTAGCGCCAAGTCCAGATTCGTTAGACTTTGCCAACTTAGCGATTGCATTTGTTTCAGCATGAAGTACCTCTGGTTTAGTTTTCAGATTATATCTGCCAATAACTTCCCCATCTTCATCGGAGGTCTCAACAAACGGCCAGCGTTCTTCAATCTCATCTGGATTGAGCCAACCGCCTGCATCTATACTCATAAAGTCTTTATATTCACAATCGTTATCCCAACCAGAAGGCATTCCATTGTAACCGATACTTATGATGCGGTCATCTTTAACTACAATAGCACCAACATGAAGTCTTTTTGCGGTAGAACATTCAGCGAATGTCTCCGCAGTTTTCATGTATGCGTCAAGTAGTTTCGGTTTCATTCGCACGTTTCTTTTTCTTTTCGAACACTTGTGAACCTGCAATCTCTGCCTGAATCATTGCATTTTTAAATGCATGACGTTCAACAGGGTCAACAATAGTTGCCATAGTTCGTTTCGTTTGTTTGGAAATGCGGAAGTTTTTATCTTTTTTAAACATGATTTAATTATACACCAAAATAATAAAGTTGTGAGGCAAAAATGGGGTCATTGCGACCCCATCGGTTATACAGATTTCTCTTGTAGGAGTTCTGGTTTGAATTTCTTCAAACTATCACCAATTTCAATCTTGCGAGGTTTCTTATGTTCAGGAATAATATTCTCTAAGCCAATACTTAGAATACCATCCTTGAACTCAGCACCTTTTACTTCGATTGTATCTGCAATGGTGAGTGTCTTTGTGAAAGACCTTGTGCCAATACCTTTGTGTAGATATTGCACTTTGCTTTCTTTATCTTCCTTTTCACCCTTGACAATTAGTTTACCATCTTCAGCTGAAATTTCGATTTCATCTTTAGAAAATCCTGCAACGGCAAGTTCTACGATGTAACGAGTATCATCCAGTTTTAGAATGTTGTGTGGTGGAAAAGTTGATACAGTTTTCTGCACATCTACATTCATAAGTTTTTCAACATTATCAAAAAATCGGTCAAAGCCGAGTGTAGAGTGGTGCAATGGACCAAATGAAATATGTCCTAGTGTCATGGTTTTCTCCTATTGAAGCGAGTTAATGAAATGTGACCCCGAAGGCATCACGCATCCAGCTTACCTTATACTGGCTCGAACTATCGTGTCGAGGGTGTAATTACACGGACGCCTTATGCCGTAGCGACCAACGGAACCTAAGGTAGGTGTTCTTGACAGTTATTTACTAGGATGCCGCCTAGTTCCCATCCCTGAGATATTTTATTTAGTAATCTTGAGGCTTTTTACCAATGTTATATTTGGTAATTAATTCCCAATCTTCCTTTTCTTTAAACGAAATAATCTTCACTTGATGCAAAGGTGCAATATTATCTGTCATCAATTGTGGGTTTAGAATTTTTACTAAACCCCATTCTTCCAATAAGTTTGCAATTGCGTTACGTCTTTGTATATCATTCTCAGAAATGTTAGATGGTTTTCCATCTAGTGCAAACAG